CCTACGAACTGTCCTCATCTGTGGGTGAGGTCGTCGGCGCCAACGTCAGCATTCAGGGCACCGGCAAGTTTGACACCGGTGTGAGCCTGTACGACCTCGCGGCAGTTACCGCGGGCGGCAACGGCTCCACCCACACGGATGCCGCCAGCACCAGCAATGGCGCCCTGGCAACCCTCCACGTTCCCGCCTGTACGGGAACCCTGACCGTGAAAGTGCAGCACTCCACCAACAACAGCACGTGGACTGACCTGGCCACTTTCACTGCCGCTACCGGCGCCACATCCCAGCGGGTTGAGGTGTCGGGCGCGGTCAACCGTTACCTGCGGGCGAGCTGGACCCTGACCGGGGCTGGCGCCGCCGCATCGTTCACCACATCACTCGCCCGCCGATAAGGAGCACACCCAAATGGCATTTGTTCATGGCAAGGACACCTACTTCAAGGTTGCCAGCACCGACCTGTCCACGTACATCAACAGCGTGAGCGTTTCCCGCACCGCTGACACCGCCGAAACCAGCGCGTTCGGCTCGTCCACCAAGTCGTTTGTGGCGGGTCTGAAGGATGCCACCATCACGGTTTCCGGCATGTTTGACGCCACCGTGTACTCAACCATTGCCGGTTGGCTGGGCACGTCACAGACGTGGGAGTACGGCCCCGCCGGTTCAGCGTCGGGCCGCGTAAAGGTGTCGGGTTCCGGCATCGTCACCAGCGTTGAGCTGTCGTCGAGCGTTGGCGAGGTCGTGGCCGCGAACATCAGCATTCAGGTTTCCGGCGCCGTCACGGACGGCACCTTTACGTCCTAACCCTAGGAGGGGGTTGCAATGCAAATTACGTTTACTTTTGCTGACGGTCGCACGGTCGCGGCCAAGGTTCTACCCATTGACCGGATCATGTTTGAACGGAAGTTCAGCATTTCGGTGATGTCGGCCGCGACCGTTGACCAGCGTGAAGAGTATTTCCTTTGGTTGGGGTGGCACGCCCTGCACCGCCAGGGCCAAGCGTCGGAGGACTTTGACGCGTGGCTGAACACGGTCACGGACTACGAAGCGGGCTCTGAAGCCGAGGTCCCTTCGGACCCGGTAGCGAACACTGGTTCATAGCTGAACTAGCGATTGCTACCGGGATCAGCCCGAACGAACTGGCTCACACTGATCCACAAATCCTTGACGCCATGCGGCGCGTCATTCAACGTAAGGGGTGACCTATGGCCCGTGTAGCCACCATGGAGGTGTACGGGCTGTCATCCCTTTTGCGTGACCTGCGGAAACTGCCGAAGGAAGCGCAGGACGAGCTACGCGAGGCGTCAAAGGATATTGCCTCACGGCTTATGGTTCCGGCGTATCAGGCCGCCGCTATGCAGGCTGGCCCGTGGGGTGGCGCTATCGCCGCCACGGTGCGGGCAAAGCGTGACCGGGTTCCCTCGGTGAGCATCGGCAGCAACCGGCGGGCGTTCAGTGGTGGGGCCTCCCCCACCATGGTGCGCTACCCGTCCCATGCTGGTTACCAGGGTCGAGCGGGACAGGCAGGAACTATGCCTGCCGTGTTCGGCGCTGGATACGGGTGGATGAACAAGATGGGCCGCTACAAGGGCGACGCCCTCAAAGAGTGGCTGCAGGCCGTTGACAGGGTCAAGTTCAAGTTTGAGGCGGGACGATAATGGCAGCAGGGCGCACACTTACCGTAAGCCTGGTTGCCAATACCAATTCGTTCAAGCGCGGCATGATGTCCGCTGCCCGCGATGCGCAGGGCTTCCAGGGCAAGATGACGGCCATTGGTGCCAGCCTGCGTGGCATGGTCGGTCCGGCCATGCTTGGTGCCGCCGCCGCCGCTGGGGCGTTTGCAACGAAGCTGGCTGTGGATGGCGTCAAGGCCGCCATGGAAGAGCAAAAGGCGCTAGCGCAGCTGACCACCGCTTTGGACAACGTCGGGCAGGGATTCGCTGACGCCCAGGTCGGCCAGTTCATTGACGACCTTCAATACACGACTGCCGTGGCCGACAGCGAGTTGCGTCCGGCATTTGTCAGGTTGGTGACCGCTACACGCGACGTTGCCCAGGCTCAGGATTTGATGAACCTGGCCATGGACGTGTCAGCGGGCACGGGGCGCAGCCTTGAGTCCGTGTCGCTTGCGTTGGCTAAGGCCGCAACAGGGCAAACCACTGCGCTGCGCCGCCTCGGCGTCCCCCTCGATGCCGCCACGTTGAAGTCCGGTGACCTCAACGCCATCACCGAAGAGCTGGCCCGCACGTTCGGCGGGCAGGCTTCCGCAGCCGCGAACACCATGCAGGGCCGGTTGAAGGTTCTGCAGATCGGTGCCGAAGAGCTGCAGGAGGCATTCGGCACGGGCGTCATTACCGCGTTCTCTGGAAGTTCCGACAGCGCCCAGGGTTTGACTCAAAGCCTGCGTGACCTGCAGGACGAAGCCGAAAACCTGGGTTCTCAGGTTGGTTCCAGCCTTGGCGTTTTCCTTGACATTGCTGAAGGTTTCGGGACCGCTCGACAAGCCGCCGAAGAGTTCATTGACTCTATGGGCGTGGTCGGTGACGTTGTCGGCCTGGTCGGCTATATGTTCGGCAACCCACTCGGGTTCGCCGTGGACCGCGTCAAGATTCTGTCAGCCAGCCTGACCGGCAATGACGCCGCGTTGGCCGCTGCCATGGGCGCCACGGGTGAGTCCGCTGACGCCGCCGCCCCCGAAATTGAAACGTTCGGGTATCAGGCTGGTGCCGCCGCTGACGAGGTGGAAGACCTCACCGCTGCCGTTTCCGAACTGGAAACGTACATCACACGGACAAACTCAGTCATCAAGTATGAGGCCGCGTGGGATGAGTTGCGGAATACGCTTGAGGAAAACGGCAACGCGTTTGACTACAGCAGTGAAAAGGGGCGCGAAAACAACAGCGCCCTGCTTGGGTTCGCTCAGGCAACGGCTGACGCTGCAGCCGCGCAGGACACCATGTTCGGCAAGGTCGCTTACACACAGGACGCCCTCGCCAACATGTCCAAGGTTCTGAACAACACCAAAATGTCCCCCGCCACCAAGGCGGCGCTGCTTGAACCGTTCCAGGCCCTCATCAACGATTTGGACTTGAGTCAGCAGGACGCCGCAAACCTGCAGGCACAGCTTGACCGGCTGCGCGGCAAGACCATCAACATTGACGTGAAGACCCGCTACTACGGGACACCACCCCCTGGCGGGTACACAACCAACGAAGCCATGGGTGGATACATCCCTGGCTATGCCATGGGCTCTCATTTGTCTGACTCCATTCCCGCCATGCTTTCGCGTGGTGAGTACGTGGTCAGGGCGTCAAGCGTCGCCAAGCTCGGGCTGGGGTTCATGGATGCCGTGAACATGGGCCGCGTTCCCTCAGGGGCGGGCGGGTCCGGCGTCACCATCGGAACGTTGAACGTGACATCAGCGCCAGGGGAACGGGCCGAAGAGTCCGTACCTAGGTCGCTTCGCCGCCTAGCATTCGTGGCAGGTCTAAGTGTCTGAAACCTATTCAATCGGCGCCACCAACATCACCAGCCTGGTGACCTCACTGCAGACCCTTGACCCTGTGGTGATTCCCGTGCCGGTTCAGGACGACTACGTGGTGCCAGGTCGTGACGGGGTCGTCGCGGCTAACGCCTGGTACGGGCCGCAGACGTGGAGCATTGGCGCGGTTATCGTCGGCACCGGTGCCACTGACGCGTTGCGCCGTAGCGACGCCATCACAAAACTGCAGGCCCTCGCCACGGCGGCGTTTGGGTCGGGTTCCACTGTCACCATAACCCGCGTGATCGGCGCAACCACGTCCACCGCCACCGCTCGATACCTCGGCTGGAACGTGAACTGGGAAGCCCCGCACATTGCCCGCGTGGCCATTGACTTCCGGTTGATGGACGGCGGCTTCAAGTCCGGTGGGTCGTATGTCCTCTGACGGGCTCACGTTTGACGTGTACGACCCGACCAACACCACCAAGCAGGGCACGCTCTCCCAGGTTTTGGCGGCTGAGTTCTCAGACGAGTTCAACAGCACCGGCTATGGCCAGGTTGACGTGCCCATGTCCTCAAGCGCGGACGTGGCCCTGCTGACCAAAGACTCCGTGGTGCGGGTCATTTACCAGGGCGCCACACGGTTCGCGTGGTTCGTGGAAGTCCTCGAGCGGGACCTAGCCAACTCCAGTGGCCAGCAGGTGTTGCAGGCAGCAGGCCGTGGCCTGTTGGCGTGGCTTGACGACGCCATCGTGTTCCCGCAGGGCGGCATTGCCGACTTCAGCTCAGACGAACGCCCCTTCAACTTCGCCGCCGCTGACGGGGCGTGGAAATCGGACTACACGTGGACGACCCCGCAAACCGTGGCGTGGCGTAACGACGCCACCGCCAGGAACAACCTTCCCGTGAAGTGGCGGTCCATTGACCCTGCCGCCGCATGGATTTGGTCAACGAATCCCAGCAACCTCGTGGAGCGGGGAACCAACAACTGGTTCCGTGCCACGTTCACGCTTACTGAGTCCACGCGCCTCGCCATGTGGGCATCCTTTGACAACTTCGGGCAGGTCTACGTTGACGGCACCCTCGTCATGGACTCCAGCCGGTTCAACGAAACCGCCCCGTCATACTCCCAATTCACCAAATTCGTCACTCGCCTCGGCAAAGGCACGCACACGGTCGCGGCCCGCGTCCGCAACGACAAACCGTGGGAACGCACGGACCTGTCCGTGTCGGCATCGGATGACAAGGTGTCGGCGTCTAACCACGGTTTGGCCGCTGGCTCGAAAGTGCGGGTGTTTGACATTTCCAAGTCGGGCACTGGGCTGACCAAGGGTAATGACTACTTCCTCGTGAACGTCACGGACAATGATTTCAAGTTGTCCACGACCTCGGGCGGGTCAGCCGTCAACATCACCGCTGACGCCAAAATCGACATTCGCCTAGTGGCTGACTCCACCGCCGGATTCCTGTTTTCCGCGTGGGCGATCGACGACACCAACAAACCCACCAGCCTCATCCTCAGGTCACGGGCCACGGATTGGGAAGTCACGACCACGGCCCCAAAGCACCTGCCTGCCATGGTGCTGCGCACCCTCATGGAAGAGGCCACCACCAGGGGGGCGTACCGGTTCTCCAAGTTCACCTACGGGTTCAGCCAGTCGGCGCCCACCGGCGGGGCCTGGTCAACGAAGGCTGACATTTCCCTCAAGGTCGGTACGTCGCTGCTTCAGGTGTTGGACACCATGGTGGATTTGGGGCATGACTTTTGGGTCAACCCCAGCACGTGCCGCCTCGACGCGTGGGAGTCACGAGGGTCGGACCTGTCTGGCACGGTCACCCTGGCGCTTGAAGACAACCTCATGGAGTACGCCACCCGCGCGGAACCGAAGCTGAAAACGCAGGCCCTTATCCGCACAAAGGAAGGGTGGACGCAAACCAGCGTCAACGCCGACACCAACGGGCGCCG